GATTACTTATGACGTAAACGATTCAGTCGTAATCAAGGTTAAAAATTCTTCTGGAACTTATATTCCAATATTCGGTGGCGACATAACAGATATAAACGTAACAGTGGCAACGGGTGAACCAGCCATTACCCAGAATATAATTATTACCGCTTTAGGTGCATTATCTAAATTACCTAAAACTCTTACCGAAGGTGTTTTAAGTAAGGCCTATGATGGCGACCAGATTTATACTATTCTTTCTGAACTATTATTTAATACCTGGCTAGAAGTTCCAGCAGCTGAAACCTGGGCTGCTTATAACGCTACGACTACCTGGGCTAATGCTGAAAACTCGGGACTCGGAGAAATTGACCGTCCCGGAGATTACGAACTAACTGCTCGTTCTGCTTCTACTACGGATGTTTATTCACTAGTTGCTAACCTGGCTAAATCTGGACTCGGATATATCTACGAAGATTCATCCGGGCGAATCGGGTATGCCGATAGTACTCACAGAAGCGAATATTTAGCAGCTAATGGTTATGCCTATGTTGATGGTGGTTGGGCTTACGCTGCCAGTATTTCTACGTCTAAACGTCTTGGAGACCTTAGAAACAAAATAACAATTACCTATAAAAACAGCCAACAAGAAACCGCCGAAGATGCAACTTCGATTACTACTTATGGAGTTCAGGCTGAAAACATTTTAACTACTATTGAAAACGGCGCAGACGCAGAATCTCAAGCAGAGTTCTATTTAGACATTCGGGCCTATCCTCAATACCAATTTAAAGCAATAACTTTTCCTATGGCCAACCCTAATATTCCGGATGCGTCTAGGGACCAGGCTTTAAATATCTTTATGGGGCTTCCTATAGATATTGAAGATTTACCGTTAAATATTGCAGATGGTCGCTATCAAGGATTTATCGAAGGTTGGACCTGGACTAGCCGATTTAACGCTTTAGATTTAACTATTATTGTTTCACCGGTTGCTTATAGCCTTCAGGCTTTCAGGTGGAATAACGTTCCAATAGGCGAGACATGGAACACGCTTAGCCCTACTTTAGACTGGAATAACGCTACAATAGTAGCCTAATCAAGGAGACAAATGGCAACGACTACAAACTACGGGTGGACCACCCCTAATGATACAGACCTGGTTAAAGATGGTGCTGCCGCCATTCGTACGCTTGGTTCGTCTATTGACACTACAGTATTCGCTAATGCTGGCGCAGGTATAGCAAAAACTATTGTTGATGCTAAAGGTGACATTATTGCCGCAACAGCAGCCGATACGGTGGCTCGTTTAGCGGTTGGCGCAAACGACACAGTATTAACAGCCGACTCATCGACAGCCACAGGTTTAAAATGGGCCGCACCGGCGGGTAGTGGTCAAAACTTTTCTTTAATAAATACAGGTGGAACTTCAATGAGTGGTTCAACCACAGTAACCGTTAGCGGTATTAGCGGCATGAATGAATTATTTATTACTGCTGTTGATTGGAGCGGTGCTGCTCAAAATTTAGCACTTTTGAGATTAAACTCAGATAGCACAAGTAAGTATTATTTTTCTGGAAACATGATTACACCTTCCAGTAGTTATAATGCATCAAATTATGCTCGTAATGATAGTGGCGCACCAAACGCAATTAGTTATTACAATATAGGACAAATTTCCAATAATGCCTCAAGTCTTGGTTCTTTTGGAATTAGAATTAGCGGTTGTAATTCAGCGGGTATAAAAATGCTTTCCCATGTTGCAGGAGCAAGTGCAGCCGGTGGTGTAAATCATCAAACCATTAACGGTCAAGGGATGTATTCAGGAACATCAACAATTTCAAGCATAAGTATTACAAACGGTAGTGATGTCAATTTTGATGGTGGCACACTTTACGTCTACGGAAGCGCATAAGGAGAAATCATGAAAATAATTGAAAAAGAATTCAATGCAATAACAGGACAAGAAACTATTACCGAACGTGCTGCAACTAAGCAGGAAATAGAATTTTTTGCAGAAAATAAAGCAAAGATTGAAGCCGATAAAGCCGAAGCAAAAACAAAAGAAATTGCACGTGCAGCAATTTTAGAACGCTTGGGACTTACTGCAGAAGAAGCAGCTTTAATTCTTGGATGAAGCCTAAATTATGCGCTGCCGGAGTTAGACTTCGCAAGCAGATAAATAATGCCTACCCAGATAGAGATAAGTCTAGTGATGGGTGGATTGCAGACGCGCGACATCTTGCCGCAGGTACTTCGGACCATATACCCGATTCTGCAGGCTGGGTACGTGCCCTGGACCTGGACCGGGATTTATCAGGTAAAAGTAAACCGGACCTCATGCCATATCTTGCGAATCAACTTCGTGCACTGGCAAAATCTGACGGACGAATTTCTTATATTATCTTCGCTGGAAAAATCGCTAGCCGAAGAAGTCTATGGCGTTTCATTAAATACCGGGGAGTCAATCCGCACGAAAAGCATATGCACGTATCGTTTACTAAAAAAGGCGACCAGGACGGTTCGCCGTTTAATCTCCCACTACTCAAAGGATAAATAATGAATATGAAAAACCCTGCAATCCTTACAGCCGGAGCCTTCTTATCCGCCTGGGCTGCTTCTAATTTTGCAGCTGATTACCGTTCAATTTTATGGGCCGTTCTAGCAGGCGTCTTCGGTTATGCCACACCAGCAAAAAGGTAATGAGTGCGATGGACATAGCGGCTCTTGCTGTTGCTGCTACGACCGTTATTGGTTCTTTTATTGGCTCGGTGCGCTGGTTGGTAAAGCATTATCTAAACGAACTAAAACCTAATTCCGGGTCCTCTATGCGCGACCAGATAAATACTCTAGAAGCGCGTGTCGAAACCATAATCCGACTCTTAGAGAAGTGACAATTAACTATGGCAAGAAAACAGACTAAGGCCTTAGAAGAACAGGGATATTCTGCGCTCGATGCTTATTGCATAGGGTTACACGAATATTGGAAATCTTTACGTAAGGCTGGGTTTCCAGAATCTATAGCCTTATTTATGATTACAGAACCTCAATCATACCCAGCGTGGATTCTGCCTAGTCCAATCGAACCCGAAAGATTCGGCGATTATGATGACGAAGATGAGGACTAATGAAGCGAACTATCGTCTGGCCAGACCTTCAGTGCCCGTACGAAGATTCTCATGTCGTTAAAAATTTTGCCAGTTTTGCTAAAGCATTTCGGCCCGATGCTGTCGTTACTATCGGAGACGAAATTGACTTACCTCAAATATCAAGATGGACCGAAAATACTCCAGGATGGTACGAACAGACTCTAGCCGATGACCGGGACCATACTGTAGACGTTTTATGGGAATTAACTCAGTGGGCTAAAGAAGCACACACAATTCGCAGTAATCACACAGATAGACTTTACAACGTCATCATGAAGAAGATACCGGCGTTCTTATCCTTGCCGGAGCTGCGTTTCGAAAAGTTTATGAAGTTCGATGAATTAGGTATTAAGTTTCATAAAGACCCATTTCCAATCGCTAAGGGCTGGATAGCCATTCATGGAGACCAAGGGGGACTAAACCCTAACCCTGGCATGAGTGCCCTCAATCAAGCCCGTAGACATGGTTTAAACGTGATTATGGGCCATACCCATAGGGCAGGTCAATCAGCCTATACAGAGGCGTCTAACGGGCGCGTAGGGCGTGTTTTAAGGGGTGTAGAAGTCGGACACGCCATGAATGTAAAAGCAGCTAAATACGTATCTACTCCGAATTGGCAACAGGCTTTCGCCATAGTGACAGAAAATGGCAAAAACGTTCAAGTAGACCTAATCCACGTCGAAAAGGACGGAACATTCCAGGTACATGGGAAGCGTTATGGACGACCTCGTTAGAGATATCGTTCCGCTTAGGCGCACAATAGATAATGCAGTAGATGATGCAGAATCTTTACCGACTCGCCAAAAAAATAACTAGGTTCTGACAGACTCTCGGGGTATGGTTGTGATACCTCAACAGAACGGGAGCAGTTATGAACAGTTTAACAATCATAAATCTATTACTACCGCTAGTTACACTTTATGCAGGTTATAGATTAGGCCTTGAAGTAGGTTTCGATAGAGGAAACGTACATGGCCGTAGAACCATAAATAAGCAACACGAAC